GAGCGCCTGTACGCTGGCGATGTAGTGACGGTCGCCTCCCTGCTCGAAGCGTATCCGGCGCTCCAGCGGGCGCAGGTGCTCGCGCGGGATGCCGGTCTCGGCGGCGATGAGGTCGAGCGCGAATGACAGGAAATCCATGCTCACCAGCCGAGCCTTTGCGCGATGGGCCGCGGGGGGGCGGCGCGGCGGGTAGGTTTGGGTGGCGTGGTGGGGTCTCGCGGCTGCGGCGTATCCTGCGGCGGCCGGTGCGTTGGATTGATCGCCTCGGCAATCTCTTCCGCGCTCCAGGCGCTGCGGCGATGGCTGCCGGCTTTGGGCAGCGGTCCGGCGAGACGGCACACGGCGAGATTGCCGACGGCGCAGTCAAGCGCCTCGTTGCGCGGCCGGATCGCCACCCACTCCGGGATACGACGGCCGGCACGCAGCACGACGCGCAGTTCCTCGGCGGCGAGCTGGGCAAAGTACTCGGCATCGATCGATCCGTGTTTGGGAAAGTGCAGGTAGCCAGGACCGATCTTCTCCTGCTTGAGGCGCGCGTACAGGATGGCCTTGGCCTGGTCTACGCCGATAGGTTCGATGGGGTTGCCCTTGCGCCTGGCACGGCGCATGCGCTGGCGGCGGCGCAGCGCATCCTCAATGATCGGCCGCGAGGTGCCGGTGACGCCCTTGGTCGGGGTGCACCAGTCGCGAGACTCGCAGAATTTGAGGACCATGGTGGTGTTGTAGCCGGCGTCGACGCCGGCGACGTCCACGCGCGCCTGATCCATCGCGGCGCCGAGGTCCTCCCACACGTCCGGCAGCGCGGTATCGCCGGGCAGGATGTGGTGCTCGATCGTCCAGGATTCCTCGCCATCGCCCCAGCCAAACACGGTCATTTCGAGCCGGTCTTTCTGCACATCGGCCCATGCGGTGACGCGGCGCAGGCAGCCGGCGCGTTCCAGGTCGGCGCGCGTGTAGGGTTCGCAACGCGCGGCGATGGCGGCATCGTCGGCGCCCTCGCCTTCCTCGCGGAAGACTTCGCCCCAGTCGGTGTTGATCACCGCGCGCTTTTTGGTGGTGTCGTCCTGCGCGCTGACCCAGCGCTGCGCGAGCTGCGCCCAGGACAAGCCGAGGCCGATCGGGGCATAGGCGCCGTTGATCTGGTAGCCGTGCGTTAGCTTGATGTGCGGCCGGTCGGCGATCCACCGGCCACCGGCGAGCATGGCGGTCTTGTGGCCTTCGTGAATCTCGCTGCCGCAGATCGGGCAAACAAACCACGCGGCTTCGACAATCTGCGATTTTTTGGCGGTAGCGGCAAACGGGTCGAGCGCCAGACGCCAGCGCAGGTGCTCGCGGGTCAACACGTGGTGCTCGCCGCAGTGCGGGCAGGGCAAGTGCAGGCGACGGCGGTCGCTTTCGAGGTACGCTTGGTGGATGCGCGAGTATTCGGCGTTGGTCGGGGTCGAGAGCAGGAAGGTCTTGGCGCGGGTAAAGCTGCGCTGCCGGTTGGCGATCAGCGTGCCGGGGTCGCCTTCGCCGCCCACATCCCAGGGGTAGCGGTCGACTTCGTCGCAGACGACGTACGGGATGTGATCGGAGGAAAGCGAATCCGGGCTGTTGGCGCCGGCTTTTATCAGCTTGGCGGTGGGGCCGTACTCAAGCACGTCGGCGCGGTTGGACGAGTTGCGCGAGGCGCGCGATACCAGATCGGCAAGCGCCGGCGTTTCGCGGAACATCTTGGACAGGCGCGGATTGAACGAGCGGTCGCGCAGTTCGAGCGTGCTGCAGACGGCGAGTAGGTCGCGGTTTCCCAGGTGCGACATGACGTAGCCAATCCAGTTGTACATCGCCTCGGTGCCGCCGACCCCGGATGCCTTCATGAAAACGACGGTGCGCACCGGCGAATGCTCCGAGAGGTCGTCCATGATGTCGCGCAGGTACGGGGTGAGGTCGGTATTCCACTGGCCGGGGGCGTTGGTGCCGCTGGTAATCCAGCGCTCGCGGTCTGCCCACTGGCTGACGGTAAGCAGGTCACGCGGCCGGGCGCCCCGGCGGAAGCGCTCGCCAAACTCAGGCAGCGCGACGGCGGCCTGTTCGGCCTGGCGCCCGATCTCTTCGAGCAGCTGGTGCACGGCATCGGAGAGCAGGTAATGCACGCGCGTTTCGTCGTGTTCTCCGGCAATGGTGCGCGCAAATCGGCCGGGCATACTGGCCAGCGCGTTGCTGATGACGGCCTGCACGGCAGCGGCCGCGGCGGTAAGGTCGGCAGCCGGGCGCGAGGCGGCAACGGCTTCGGCCAGGTCGCGTTGGGCTGCCAAGGCGGCCAGTTCGGCGCGGTCGGTCTGCAGATCGGTGAGGGTGGTCATGGGGCGGTCAGGGCCGGGCAGAGGACATCGCGCGCGTCATGGCGGCGGCAAAGTTGCTGGACCAGTCGCGCGCCACGACTTCCGCGGCCAGACGATCCAGGAAAATCCGGCGTTTGTAGTGCGGGGTGGGGATAACCACCAGGATCAGGCGCAGGGTGTGCGTGGCGTCGGATCCCCAAACGCCGCGGCGCTTGCCGTGTTTGCCGTCGGACCAGAACAGGCGGCCGGCGGCTTTGGCGTTGCGCGCGCTGCGTTTGCTGCGCGTGGCGTTCTGGTAGGGGTCGTAGTGTAGCCTGAGCGCGGTCATCAGCTGCTGAATCTGGCCGGTGGATAGGTTGCCGTAGGCGTCGAGGCGCGCGTCCGGTCCGGGGGCCACGTATTCGGCGGCGCTGATGTAGCCCATGCGCTGCATGTGCATTTCCAGGCGCTTGCGCGTGCGCTGACCGCCAGAAAACTGATGCCCGATCACTTGCGCCATGCCGCCTTGTGCTCCCTTTCCCAGCACGTCGTCTTTCACATACACCTCGGCTTGCTGCCGGGTCTTGGTCGCCGGCTTGATGTACAGGCTGTTGAGGGTGATCGGCTTCGGGCGGTCGAACTCGAGGCGCATACTCTCGACGCCGGCGGCCTTGACGCCACGGGCTGTGGCGTTGAGTGCCAGCGCGGTGGCAAAAGGCAGCTGCCGGGCCTGGTTGCTGAGCAGCGCCAGGGCGGTCTCCAGCCCGGGGATCTGAACTCCGATTTTCATAGGGGGAAATCTCCCAGCAGTTGGTTGGCGGTGAAGCTGGCGCCCGGCTTTTCGGCCGGGGAGCCGATGGTGTGGCCGTTCTCGGTGGCGTGGAAGTCGCTGCCGCCGGCCAACCCGTTGCGAATGGCGGCGCTGACCATGGCTCCGCCAAACGCCTGGCGCAGGGCATCGATGAATTCGGCGGTTTGCGGCATGTCTTCGCGGAAGGTGCGGAAAGTTTGGACGGGCGGCTGTGTCGGCATGGCAGTCGGCTCAGGTCTGGCGCAGGCGACGCAGCGCGCGCAGGGGTTCGCGGCGCAGCAGGCGGCGCAGCTTGGCGGCTTCTTCGGCAAGGATTGCCGCCCGGCCTGACGGGTCGGCCATGGCCAGGCGCGGCGCGGTTTGATCCACCAGCCGTTCCAAGGCGCTACGCAGCGTGCCGCCCAGCGAATGCGCCTCTTTGCGGAGGTTTTCCAGCGGGTAGCGCCGATGCGCGCGCAGGGCCATGCCGAGGCGCACCAGATCATTCTGGGCGGCGAGCTTGAGCGCAGCATAGTGCTGCAGGGTGTGCGGCGCGCTGCCGTCGTCGGCCGGGCTGTCGCGGTCGTCGGTTTCGCCTTCTTCCGGGGTGTCGTCTTGCAGGATGGCGCGCAGCACGGCCGCGCTTTCGCGCTGTGGGGCGTTTTCTGCTGCCGGGGCAGGGTTGGGCATTGCCAGGGCGCGCTGTGCGGCGTGGCGCGCGGCAACGTCCGGGCGGGCGCCGGTTTTGGTGTCCTGCCAGCGCTGCAGATTGACGGCCACATCCAGCCAGCCGGCAACGGCGATCAGCCGGCCGTCGGCAATGGCACGGCTGACGGTGGATCGATTGACCCCCAGGCGACGGGCAAAGGCGGCGGCGTTCTCTCTCTCCACTTTTTTCTCAAAAAATAAGGTAGAGAAAGGGCGCGCGCGCGCGTACGTACAGGTCAACGCGGTTTTCGTACGGGTCTACGTACAGGTCACATGCTTGCTGCGCCTGCCTCCGGACACTACGTACAGTACGTACAGGTGGTAGCATACGCGCGCGCCTCGCATGTTGTTTTTGTGCCGTGCGTGCATGATGCGTCGCGCGTAGTGCGTGCGCGGAAATGCGTACGTAGCGTCCGGAGCCTTGCGCAGCAAGGGTTTGACCTGTACGTAAGGTCTGTCCGGTCTGTCCGGTCTGTACGTAACGCGCGATCATTTGTCGTCCTTGAGTGCGTCGGCGAAGGTGAAATAGCAGTCGGTGGCCCACTGCGCTTCGGTCTGGTTGGCGCGCTTGCGGTAGTCGGCGGTGCCTTTGCCATGCAGCAGAGGCTCTGGCGGGAAGATCATGCGGGCCTGCTTGAGCTTTCCGCTGTAGTGCGCGGTTTCGAAAATATCCTTTTTGCCACCCTCCCAGCCGGGCTGGGCGTAGAGGTATCCCGACAGGTGGATATGCGCGCGAGGCTTTTCCCCGCCGGCGACAGCAAAGCGGGTGTAGGCGCGGTAGAGGTGCCCCGATCCGCAGGGGCAAACAGGAACGTCGAGCTCGCCGGCGGTCCAGGCCTGGAAGAAGCGCTCGACAGATCCAGACGACAATTCCTGTACGCGTAGCTTGGCGTCCGTCATCGGCGGCTTGGTGTGCTCGTCAAAATCTCCCAGATCGATGTGCAGCAGGTAGTCGTGCAGCGCCTCGCGGCCACCATTGGCGATGCACGCGGCCACTTCCCGGTAGCGATCCTGGCTGAGGACCGGCGGGGTCCAGATGATGAAGTGGCGGCGGTCGAACAGTTCGACGGCCGTCGGGTGGAGCTCGTTCGACAGCCACACGCCGTTGCAGTGGTTGCGTTCGGTCCATGCGGACAGGTTCTTGGGGTTGATTCGGATTGTGTCGCCGGTGATCAGCGACTTGATGCGGTTTTTCAGGAAGAAAAGCTCATTACGCGCGACGACTTCGTCGAATACCAGGAACAGCTTGCGTGATGCCCAGTCGTTGAACTGACTTTCGACGGCGAGCTGATCCACAGTACCGCCGTATTCGCCGTATAGCGACGCGACCACGTCAAAAAACAGGTTCTTGCCGGCGCCCTGCATGCCGTGAAAAACCAGCGTCGTCTTGAGCTTCGCGCCTTTGTGCTGGATCGGGAAAGCCAACCATCGCAGTGCCCAGTCGTACGCGTTTTGAGCGTTTGATTCCATCGAACACAGAAACCTCAGCAGATCGAGCAGCGGTTCGCAGTCGCCTGACTTGGAGCGGGTTGGCCACCCTCCCCACAAGTTGCACACGACGCTGGCGTCGCGCTCCGTCGGGTCAAATCCGACTTCCTTGAAGCGGGCCACCTTGCGATCAGGCCGCAGCTTCCAGTCGCGCGCGGCATGGTCGGGAATCAGCGCCAGCACGTCAGACTTGCCGACGATCATGTGTTCGACGGAATCGAAAAAGGCGCCGTCCGCCCCGTAGAGCAGCGTCCAGCGTTCGCACGCCTCATCCAGCGTGTAGAGCCCGCGCATCGGTGCGCGCGCATTTTCCCCCGCCCCCTGCTCAGATTCTGGCGCCCGGATGGTCGCTTGACGTGCAGCGCCCCAGCCAGCAGCCGACAGCGAGGCTTGTACCTGCGCGCGCACCATGGCCAGGCTCCCCGACGGGTGCGTGTGCAGGTCGTTGAAATCGGTCGGGCCCTTGTGCGTGATCACCGGGCGATCGGCCGGGAAGATCGGCGAGACGACGCGGCCATCGACGGCCAGGGCGGCAGTGTTGGCAGCCAGCAGGCCGGCGTTTGGTTTGCCGATCTGCTGCCAGTCGTAGTCGTCGTCGGCACAGAACAGGAGCTTGCAGCCGCGGTACCGCTTGGCGATTTCCTGCGCCACCGGCAGCAGGTTGCCGGCGTCGAAAGCAACGATCACCGGCAGGCCGGTCGCCTCGTGCAGGCTGGCACCGGTGGCAAATCCCTCGCAGACCAGCGCGACCGCTCCGACCGCAATGCCTCCGATCACAAACCAGTGGCCTTTCTTGGCCAGCCCGGCCGGCGTGAAGTCCTTGTCCCGGCGCTTGCGTGCGATGATCGCCGGGTCGTGATAGATCACCTGCAGGCCGTGAATCGTTCCGGCGTGGTCCTGCAACGGGATGACCAGATTGCCGGATGGCGACAGGCGCGCGCCGTACAGCTTTCCTTTCGGCAGCCCCTTGCGCGTCAGGTACGGGCTCTCCCCGGACTGCTGACACTGGCGCCACCATGCCGACGCCTTGCGCGAGGCCTTTGCGTACTGCGCGCGCAAAGCCGCTTCACCAGCCAGGCGCAACGCTCTCTGGCGGGCGCGCATCGCCTCGTGCTGATCAGCCGTCAGGGTCAATCGGTCGTCTTTGCGCAGCACGATTTTCTGCGTGCCGTAGTCGGCGCCCTGGTTGATCCCATAGGCTCCGAAGATCACCGACGACGATCCGTTGCCCACCTCGAAGAGCCGGTACCAACCCGGCTTCTGCTGCTTGCCTTCGACCTTGCACCAGCTTCTCGAGGAGATCGGGCGCCAGGCCGAACAGGCCGCCGTCGCTCTGCCCGAGTTCGGCGAGCGCTTCCGTCGGGGCGCCCGGCCGCGTGACCTGATCACCGTTTCGCAGCACGCCGACAAGCACCGCT